AAACGGTACAGTTATAAATAACCAACAGACACCATAACATTATTAAGGGTTTATTATGAAAATTGCTATTATAGATTTACTTGGATTGACTTATGATGGAAACACACTACAATCTAGAGGATTAGGTGGATCGGAATCTGCTGTAATTTTAATCTCACAGGAACTTCAAAAAATAGGATTTGAGGTTACAGTATTTAACAATTGTAAAGATTCTAGAGCGAATCCTGGTTTATATGATCAGGTAAATTATGTGGATCATTCTGACTCTGACCCTGAAGAATTCTTCGATATTGTAATTTCTTCCCGTTCGGTTTTCCCGTTTTTTGAAGATAGTAAGTATAGCAAAATGTGTGCACGGGCTAGTTATAAAGTAGTCTGGATGCACGACACATTTTGTGAGGGTGATCAGCATATAGAGGATATGCTAAACAAAGGTATTATTGACGAACTATTTACGTTATCAGACTTCCATACAAATTATATTCTTAATTGTGAACATGGCCAAAAACGGAATTATGAAGTATTAAAAAACAAGATCTTTCAAACACGTAACGGTGCAGTTAAATGGTTTAAAGACGAATATAGATTAGCTAATAAAGATAAAAATCATTTTGTATATAATGCCTCAGTCACTAAAGGCCTTAAGCCACTATTGAATCATATTTGGCCAAAGGTAAAGGAAAAAATACCAGAAGCTAAATTAACTGTTATCGGTGGATATTATAGATTCAGGGAAGGTGCCGAACCAGATGCCCAAGAAAAAGATCTACATAAATTTAGAGAAGAGATTGATCCTAAATTAGAAGTTACATTTACTGGTGTGATTTCACAATATAAAATTGGAGAAATACTTTCTAAAGCCGGGTTTATGATATATCCCACCGACTTTCCTGAAACATTTGGTATCTCCACGCTAGAGGCTTTACTTTATAAAACACCGGTCATTACTTGTAACTTTGGTGCATTAGAATCCACTGCACTAGACTTAGCATGTTATAAGATTGATTATGCAAGTGTGCCTAATGGGCTATTTCCACATATAAATGAAGAACATCAATCGAATCTATTTGTTGATTTGGTTTTAAGAGCATATAATGATGACTATCTAACAGACCAAAAGCGTACTTATTGTGAAGTGGTTGAGGACATTCACGGATGGGATACTGTAGCTTTGCAGTGGAAGCAGCAGATTTATTTCAGAATGGAGAAATATTTGCCGGTCAGTGACTTTAGAAAGGTTAGATATATCAATGATAAGGTCAATAGGGTTTATGGTAAAACATTTACTAATGAAGTGGAAAGACAGAACTATGAAAAGACCTGTCCGGAAAAAAGAATATTAATCATATCTCCTTTTAGAAATGCAGAGAATTATATTCAGGCCCATTGTGAATCTATTGACCAGCAAGATTATGAGAATTATTTACACATAGTCATTAATGATAATTCTGACGATGATAGTAAAAATAGAATACCTTCTAATCCCAAACGTATCGTCATAAACAATGAGATTCGAAAAGGATGTATTTCAAATCAACTACACGCAGTCCAAAAGTATGTACAGCGAGGGGATATCGTCATGCTATTGGATGGTGACGATTTTCTAGTAAGTAATAATACCATTTTTAACTATTATAATTTTCTATATGAACAAGGTTACCAATTTACGTATGGATCTTGTTGGAGCTTAGCTGATGGGATACCCCTAATAGCCCAAAGCTATCCTGAAAAGGTTAGGAAGGATAAATCCTTTAGAAGATATTTGTTTAATTGGAAAATTCCTTATACCCATCTAAGGACCTGTTTAGGTGAAACCTTCGGTAAATTAAAATGGGAAAGATATAAAGACGAGAATGGCGATTTTATGATGAGTGGCATGGATAACCCGTTGTTTTACGAATTAATAGAAAACACTCCGTCTGAAAGAATTAAAGCAGTAAAAGAGATTGTTTGTTATTATAATGATATTAATCCTTTGAATGATTATAAGATCCACAGTGAAGAACAAAATATAAATGCAAATAAATCTTATGAAAAAAAATACCTGGAAGGGGGACAAGTGAAACCCGCAGATAAAACTATATTAATAGCTATTCCTACTAATGCAGGAATTGAACCCGAAACCTTTAGATCAATTTATAATATGAGAGTGCCTGATGGATATAATCTAAAATTCGAATATTTCTACGGTTACCAGATTGATCAGATTAGGAACTTGATTGCAGAGTGGGCGAAGCACTACGATTACCTATTTAGTATTGACAGTGATATTGTAGTACCAGAAGACGCCTTAGAGAAAATGTTAGCTCATGATAAGGATGCGGTTTCAGGTGTTTACATCCAAAGGCTTCATGATAGACAAACCGTAGAATTATACTATGACGATTCGATGGGTCAAATTAATTATACCGGTGAAAATCTCCCTAAGGACCAACTAATTTCTGTGTCTGCGTTTGGATTTGGATGTGTACTTATTAAAGGCGAAGTCTTTAGAAGTATTGAATATCCCCATTTTGTTTACTATTCAGCATTGGACCATAAAGATACCGTTTCGGAAGATGTGGATTTCTGTAAGAAGGCTAAAGATAAAGGATTTGAATTATATGCAGATACAAGTATCATCTGCGATCATATCGGCAAACATACATTTAAATTAGGATCACCGACTGTAGAACCCCCCGCTATCAAGGAAGAAGCACCAGAACATATTATATATGACTTGGTTGATAATTCCTTATATAAAGTGGTCAACGGTGTTGCTAATATTGTAATAGAAAATATAGAGGAAGGTCTAGATTTAAACGTTCCGATGAACTCTCTTCCTTATCCTGATCTTTTGAGGATTGATTCAATAGGTAATGAGATTCATTTTATTAAAACTGCCACGATGGTCTTAGAAAATACTCAAGAGGTTATCATAAGAATTAGAAATGATGAGCCTGATAGCAATCTGATTAGGCAATATCTAATAGATCTATCCTTTGAATCTGGGGGTATTGTAGGTCAAAGTGAAGAGGATAAAGATTACAAATTCTTCAGAGCTAAAAGTATATAAATAAGAGTAACACTTTTAGGCTCAGAGGTCAACATGGCAATTACTAGTAGAGACGAATTCATTGATTATATTAAAAGGAGCTTAGGCGATCCTGTTATAGAGATCAATGTTGAAGAACAACAGATGGAAGACCGTGTCGACGAAGCTTTGGCATACTGGAGAGAATTCCATTCTGATGCAGTTCACAGAACGTATATTAAGCATCAGATGACTGCAGCTGATATCACCAACGAGTATATTACTCTCCAGTCAGATGCTCTTCACGTAATTAAAATGTTTAGTGTAGGATCTAATCTCACCTCATCTAGAAACTTCTTTGATATTAAATATCAGATGCATCTAAATGATATTGCTGATATCCATACCTATATTGGGGACCTAGCATACTATGAACAGATGCAGCAATACTTATCATTGTTGGATCAAAGATTAACCGGATCCCCACAGGTAAACTTCGCACGTCGTCAGAATAGACTTTATATTCGAGGTGACATCGACGATAAAGATATTCAAGAGGGTGATTACATTGTACTTGAAGCCTATGTCTATATCGATGAAGATACATTTAACCAAGTCTGGGAAGATATCTGGTTAAAAGAATATGCCGTTGCCTTAGTAAAACGTCAGTGGGGTTCGAACCTTATGAAATTCGAAGGTATGCAGCTCCCAGGTGGTGTACAGATTAATGGTAGACAAATCTATGAGGATGCTATTAATGAAATCACACAATTAAGAGAAAGAATTAGATTAGAATACGAACTTCCAGCTGACTTCTTTGTAGGATAAGACATGGCAACTAATTTCTATTTCAGCCAAAAAGTAAGATCGGAACAACAGCTATATGAGGATTTGGTTATTGAATCCTTAAGGATGTATGGCCAGGACGTATACTATCTTCCGAGAGATATTGTCAATGAAGATAAAATTTTAGCTGATGATGTTCCATCAAGATTTAACTCCTCCCACCGTATTGAAATGTACATTGAGAATATAGAAGGATTTGGTGGTGAAGGAGATCTATTTACTAAGTTTGGCGTTGAGATAAGGGATCAGGCTACTTTTGTAGTTTCTAGAAAAAGATGGACGCAGCTGGTTGCAAGATATGATAACGAGATCCAAGGTGTAAGACCCTTTGAGGGGGATTTAATTTATCTACCATTATCTAATAAACTATTTCAGGTAATGATGGTCGAACACGAAGAACCATTTTACCAATTAAGTAATATTGCAGTATTTAAACTACGTTGTGAGCTATTCGAATATAATGACGAAAATTTTGATACTGGTGTGGAAGTAATTGATGATATTGAAAAAGACTATGCATACACATATCTACTAAACTTGGATAGTGCTGGTGATGGATTTGATGTTGGGACTATGGTATATCAAGATTTAGCTGATAGCGTAACTATGTCTGGTGAAATCGTTAAATGGAACACTAATACTAATACACTAAGCTTGATTCATATTGGAGCCAATGATGGTAAGTATCATGAGTTTGCGCCAGACGGTGTCGTCTACCAGTATAATAGTAGATCTCAAAAAGTTAATCCAGTGTTAATATCCTCTATTGAGGAAGACAATAAGATTTCTGAGATTGAACAAAATACTGACTTTGAAACATTCACTGACGGCTTCTTAGACTTCAGTGAATCTAACCCATTCGGAGATCCTAGCTAATGATTAGCTTTAGGACATACATATCAGAGGGTATTAAGCTAAAGCTTATCCGCGGTAGATCACAGGATGTACTGAAAATGTGGAATAAAGGTGACAGTAAATGGGTAGAACTAAGGGGTAAACCTGGATTCGAGACAAGATATGATCCAAAAGATCCTTTACATAAAGCAATATCTGCTTTAGGTAAATCTGCAAATATATCGGATTTTGTGAATGGTAATGAGGTAAGTATAAACCCAAGACACCCTGATGGTAAGAAAGCACTAGCAACTATTAAGAGATTAATGAAATGAGCGACCTATTTGATTTCGGATTTACAGCGGTAGATGAGTCTGAGCTTGAAGCTGTTCAGGCTCTTGGAGCTACGGCTAAAGAAGTTGAAAGTAAAGCAAGTACTACTCAGGATAAGTTAGATAAACTTTACAACGCTATTGTTCCTCTGTTAAATAATTTAAAGAAGAATCCAGAAAAAGAATATATCCTATGGCCAAATAGATTGGCTAAGGTGGAAGAGTTTGAAACTCACCTACAATCAATATATAAAGGTTAAGCATGTTTGGAACACATTTTTATCATCAGAAGCTAAGGAAAAGTGTTGCTGTATTTGGTACACTTTTTAATAACCTTTATGTTATCCGTTCTAACTCTTCTGGTCAGGTCATA